TCGCCTTGGGGGGTTTAGTTTCTATATAATGGACAGCTGACAAACTGGCTGACCCATCCCCCAAACCGTTCCCACGGGATGTATTATAGCTATATTGAGACCAGAATACCACATGATCAACTACCAGATCAAGTCACAACTCGCTAAGCTCCTTGCCACAGAGGACCTGGTAGTGGAGAACCGTACAGTCGAAACCGCACAGTTTGATGTAGAGAGACGTGTCCTGACACTTCCTATGTGGAAGTTGGCATCTAATGACGTATATAATATGCTTGTGGGTCACGAAGTTGGTCACGCTCTTTATACTCCTAATGACTGGACCTGGGAAGATCGTATTCCCAAACAGTTTGTTAATGTGGTTGAGGATGCACGGATTGAGAAACTGATGAAACGTCGGTATCCCGGTCTAGCAAAAGACTTCTACAAGGGTTATGAAGAACTTGCTGAAGATGACTTCTTTGATATTGAGGAAAGAGATGTTAGTAATATGAATCTGGCTGACCGTGCTAATCTTTACTTTAAGATTGGTAGGTTTGTTGATATTCCTGTTCATGATAAGAAGGAACAGGATATTCTCGATATGATGGGAGAGTCTGAAACTTTCAGTGATACCGTGATGGTTGCTGAGGCTCTTTACAAATATTGTAAAGATGAGCATGATAAAGAGAAGGTTGCTGATATTCCCGCTAGTAGTAATCAAACTGGTTCTGGTGAGGGTGAATCCCAACCCCAGTCTAATCAAGATGATGGTAATGAAGAGGGTTCGTCTATTGAGAGTGACTCCGACACTTCTGGTGGGTATTCTCAACATACTGATCCATCCAATTCATTGGAGGTTCAGACTGATAATGCCTTTGAACAGGGAGCTCAAGAGTTCAATGGTGATATCTCTAGAGGTAGTAGACTTTCTAATTATGTTGAAGTCCCTAGGATTAATATTCCCCAGATTGTTGTTACCAATAAGAAAATTCATGAGGAACTAGAAACTTCTTGGTACGAACAACAGAATCCTCAAGAATACTATTGTCCTTATAGTGAGAAGAAAAAACTCACTAAACCCAAAAACTTCGATAATGTTAACAATACTTACAATGAGTTTAAGAAGTCTGCTAGTAAAGAGGTTAACTATCTTGTAAAGGAGTTTGAGTGTAAGAAGTCTGCAGATTCATATTCACGTTCATTCACTTCTAAGACTGGGACTCTTGATTGTTCTAAACTTCATACCTACAAGTATAACGAAGATCTATTTAAGAAGGTCAATGTAATTCCTGAAGGTAAGAATCATGGTCTTATCTTTATCCTTGACTGGTCAGGTTCGATGGGTGACAGTCTACTCGACACCATCAAACAACTCTTTAATCTTGTTTGGTTTTGTGACAAAGTAAACATTCCATTTGATGTCTATACTTTCACTAATAGATACCTAAAGGATCAATGCAGATATGTTGATAAATGGGAAGACTCTGAAGTACAAGAATGTATTGAGAATCAGTTTATGATTTCTCCTGACTTCAGTCTCATGCACTTCCTTACGAGTGATGTGAACAAGAGAACTCTTGACAACCAACTGAAGAACATCTTTCGTGTGGCCTTTAGTATTACTCAGTGGGGTGACTTTAGTTTCCCTAGTCAATATTCACTATCGGGAACACCCCTCAACGAAGCCATTATTTGTCTCCATGAATTGATTCCTCAGTTTCAAAAGAGGAATAAGGTTCAGAAGGTTAATACAATTATTCTAACTGATGGTGAAGCAAATGTTCTCCCATTCTTCAAACTGAATAATTATTATGGTGACGATCGTATGGGAACATGTCGTGTCTATGGTGGTGACTTTGTTCGTAATCGTAAGACCGGACACACTTATCAGATTGGCCACGATTATTGGAGGTTTACTGAGATTCTTTTGAAAAATCTCAAACAAACTTTTCCTGATGTTAATACCATCGGCATCCGTATCGCTAACAATAGCGACTTCAAAGGATTTGTCCGTCGTTACTCGGACACTATTACCGACGATGCTTACAAGAAGATTAAAAAGGAGAAGTTTGTTGCTCTGAAGTCCGCTGGATATACCTCATACTTTGGTATGTTGACCTCTGCACTTGGTAATGATACTGATTTTGATGTTGAGTCTGGTTCAACGAAGGCCCAGATTAAGTCTGCCTTTGTTAAGAATCTTAACTCTAAGTCTCTAAATAGAAAGGTATTGAGTCAGTTTGTGGATATTATTAGTTGACCACTTGAGAAACTGTCACAACGACCACCACGCAGGGGTGGTTTTGTCCTATAATATTGTTATTGAAACACACAACACACATGGCACTGTCCTTAGAATACATCACTTCTTCTCTCAGTAACTTGTATGGAACTGAGGTTGTTACTGCCGACATTCGTGCATGGTGCGTCATGAACGACACCACATATAATACCGTCACTCGTAAGCTGGAAGAATTTAAAGTCGGTCGTGGTAAGTGGAACTTTACTGTCCAAGACAAACTGGAACAAGACTATAAAGCACCAGCAGCTCTTCCTGTAATCGAACAAAACCTTATCCCTTCAAAAGATGATACCTTCGTCAAGTTTGGTAACTATGCGGATATTAAAAAGATTATTCAGTCCCGTTTATTCTATCCTGCGTTTATTACAGGTCTTTCTGGAAACGGTAAGACCTTCCTGGTTGAACAGGCCTGTGCAGCACTCAAACGGGAATTAATTCGTGTCAACATCACAATCGAAACCGACGAAGACGACCTTATTGGTGGGTTTCGCCTTATTGATGGTAATACTGTATGGCATAATGGGCCAGTTATTGAAGCATTGGAAAGGGGAGCTGTCCTCCTTTTAGATGAGGTTGATCTGGCTTCTAATAAGATTCTTTGTCTTCAGTCTATCCTTGAAGGTAAGGGTGTCTTCCTCAAAAAGATTGGTAAGTTTGTCCAGCCCAAGGACGGTTTTAATGTCATTGCTACCGCCAATACCAAAGGTAAGGGTTCAGAAGACGGTAGGTTCATTGGTACTAATGTTCTCAACGAAGCATTTCTTGAGCGTTTTTGTGTAACCTTTGAACAGTCTTATCCGAATTCTTCAACCGAGATTAAAATTCTTTCTTCAAGTTGTAGCGACCAAGAATTTTGTAAGCACTTGGTTGACTGGGCAGATATCATTCGTAAGACTTTTTATGATGGTGGTATCGATGAGATAATTTCCACCCGTCGTCTGGTTCATATCGTTCGTGCTTATTCTATCTTTAGTAACAAGGCCAAAGCACTTGAGGTTTGTATCAACCGATTTGATGAAGAAACCAAGTCTGCATTTATGGAGTTATATGACAAAGTAGATGTTGATTTCCAAATGGTTGACAAAGAGTCTACGACGGTGGTAAAATGAACTCATGGTCCCTATTGTATGATTATATGAATGAACTACCTAAAGAGGGGTATGAATATACCCCTCTTCCCCACAATGACGCAATTGATTTGAATATTAGTAATACGAGTGGTTTTTGGAAATATGAAGAGGATGTAATCCTCAAAGAAGTACGTGACTATCTGAGCGGCACGTACAGAGCACATTATGCAGGAGACGGTAAAACTCAGACACTTGACTTGATTAATAGTATTGGTGACGCAGAACCATTCTGTCGATCCACCGCTATCAAGTATCTCTCACGGTTTGGTAAGAAGGGCGGCAAGTCTAGACTTGACATTCTCAAAGCCATTCATTATTGTATTCTCCTGTACCACTTCTCTGGTATCACTAAGCAACCAAAGGGTGACTACGAAACATTTAACTGATTCTATAGGACTTGGTTTCCTTTTACAACACATCTCATCTACTTCAATATTATGAAATTATCAGACAGCACTGTATTACTTCTGAAGAACTTCTCTTCTATCAACCAATCTATCTTGTTCAAGGAAGGTCAGAAGCTCCGGAGTATTTCTGTCATGAAGAATATCTTGGTTGAAGCCAATGTGCCTGAAGAATTCCCTAAAGACTTTGGTATCTATGATCTGAACCAGTTCCTTAACGGTCTGTCCCTCCACTCTTCACCTGACCTTGATTTTCAGAATGATCAGTTCGTTGTGATTAAAGAAGGTCGTTCTCGATCCAAGTATTTCTTTGCAGACCCATCTGTAATTGTTGCACCACCTGAGAAAGAAATTACTCTTCCCTCTGAGGATGTATGCTTCCAACTGACCAGTCAGCAACTGGAGAAACTGAAGAAGGCTGCATCTGTATATCAACTTCCCGATATCTCCGTTATTGGTGATAATGGTGTAATCAAGTTGGTTGCTCGTGACAAGAAGAACGATACCTCTAATGATTTCTCTATTATTGTTGGCGATACTGACAATGAGTTTGTCTTCAACTTTAAAGAGGAGAATCTGAAGATTGTTCCTGGCAACTATGATGTGGTTGTATCAGAAAAACTTCTGTCTCGTTTCTCGAATCAGAATATTGACGTTACTTATTACATTGCTTTGGAGCCCGATTCTACTTTTGGATGATGTTCCTATGAGAATAAGTAGTTGTCTCTATCATAATACATATCATAGAGGGGACTAAATCAATAGGGGGGGATTAATCCCTTTTTCATTTTAACATATTATAGGAGGATTCCTTAAGACCATGACTATTTTGGATAAAATTCGCAGTGCATTTATGATTACTGCGCCAGAACTA